ATGACAAAAAGCCAAAAGGAAATTATTCTTACAATGCGTCGTGCATTATGCAGCTATACACAAATCGCCGAAAAGACAGGACTCTCAGTCGGTGCAATCAAATCCTATTGTTACCGTAACGGACTCAACACTGAATCTCTTAAAAGCAGCAGTGGTTTCTGCAAAAACTGCGGAAAGCCTATACTTACTCCGTCTAAAACTCGCCCCAGACGATTCTGCTCTGATGCCTGTAAAACAGCGTGGTGGAATCTTCATCGTTATGACCACAAGAAAGGCTCATCAATAAAGCAGTACACATGTGAGGTCTGCGGTAAGCATTTTGCTGATTATAGCAGTACGCAAAGAAAGTATTGCTCACGCATTTGCTATCAGAAAAGAGGCAGTCAGAATGATTGACAAACAATACTCCTCTTTTACTTCTTACAAATCAGCTATGGCACAGGCAAAACTGATGTATTCAAAGGGCATAGTTATTGCTGAAGAATACGAAATAATAGAAACAAAAATGTGCGAAAAGTTTGGTATCAATTCGTGCAGTATATTTCGGGATAATGTGTGGATAAATACCTTGTTCAGAGGTAATATATCTGATACAGAGGAGGCGAAATAATGCAGAAACGAATAACAAAACTCACATTTTCTAAGATACCCACAGCAAAGAAAAGGGTTGCAGCTTATGCAAGAGTATCAAGCGGAAAGGATGCTATGCTCCATTCCCTTTCTGCGCAGGTCAGCTATTACAGCAGTCTTATTCAGGCGCATAACGACTGGGAATATGTCGGTGTGTACGCTGACGAGGCTATCACAGGCACCAAACAAATGCGCAAAAATTTTCAAAGGCTTTTAGAAGACTGTCGTGACGGCAGGATTGATTTGGTTATCACAAAGTCTATATCAAGTTTCGCACGAAACACTGTCGCCCTATTGGAAACAGTCCGGGAACTAAAGCTGCTTGGAATTGATGTCTATTTTGAAGAGCAAAGCATACATACTATCAGCACTGACGGTGAACTTATGCTTAAGCTTGATGGACTGTCTCCTGTAGATTACAGACACAAAGCTGCATAACAAAAGCGACCAAGATCTCTCTTAGTCGCTTTGCATAATTATTTCTTTATAACTTTGTCTAACTTTTTGGGGTCAGTTCAATCCTTAAAATGCTCACTTCTAATACAAAATATCTTTTATTTACAGTCACTCTTACCCAAGATTTTAGCTAAAAATCATGTCAGTTAGGATGGACTCATATTGATGATTTAGTTTTGAAAAGCAGGACTATAGGAGTAAAATTTATGAAAAGAAAAAGTCCCACTATTAAATAACATATGAGTAAATAATAGTGGGACCATATTTTTGTAGAGTATTCAATTTCAATATAGAAAATTATAATTAGTATTATTGCAATTCACTCAGCAGTGTTGCGATAAACTCTTTTGCATACTTGCGTTTTAATCTACTGTGATAAGATTGATTATAGTAGTTTCTTAAGCAGTTATAGCAAGTAGTTTCCTCATCAAAACAGTTTTGAGACACCTTGAAAAGAGCTTCTTAACTGATGTAAGATTAGACGCAAATTCAACAATATCGTTTTCAGATTTGCCCTGAACTCCCAAAGTAGCACTTGCAAGAATAAATCTTAGTTTTTGTTGAGTAAGTCCTGTTAATCTACGCATTAGCATAGAAATCTCAATACCCAAAGAACCATGATATGAGTAGTTATATAACTTTTCCCAAGTTGCTTAAACGGTGCGGCAACTACATTTCTCATCTTAGAGTAATCTGTTATCGACTTATTGTTTTTTACCTCTTCAATAGCCGTATTGGCAAGTGCCATAAAATTCTGCTTTTTTCCGTCAACAATAATCTGTACTGCGTCCTTGAGCGACTCCTCAAGCTCTTGCATAGTATCATATATCGCATACAACTCGTCAGAGGTCAGCGTGTATATGTTGTGTCCCTTAAGTTTTTGTGACAGTTCCGATAATCTCTCCATTACATCTGCTTTATAGTGAATGCTTGTAATGTCAAAGAATGAGGCAGGCTGATTATCTAACTTAGGGTTTTTACCACTGTTTAGCTTTGCATACTCTCTCTCAAGGTCCACCACCCTGTCTCCGACTTCCTTGATTCTATTCCAGTCACCAAAAACAGCCGGTGTAGCTCCTTTTTCATTTTTGACAGTAAAGCACCTAAGCACATCTACAATAGGGCCTTTCAAACTGTCGGGAATATACTCATTGTTTCTTGCCTTGCCGTCAAGCCTTTTAGTAAGCCTGTCGCACATTCTTCCGAGTTTCTGTATATACAGCGTCTTGTTTCTTCCCTCGTTGTACTCCTCTCTTATAGTTCTGTAATTGCTTGCTACAATCGCTCTATACGCCTCGTTTTGCTTTCTCAGTTCAGCATTCTTGTTTCTCTGCTCCCTCGTTTTTTGCTTTTCCTTGAGGTTCTTCCTAAACATCTGCCTTGCGTGCTCTACACGCTTGCGGTGTTCTTCGTTTCTCTGCTGTCTAAGCTCAGAGTTTGTTTTCCACAGCTCTGTATTTCTTTCTTTTGCCTCTTTAAGTTCCTGCCTGTACTGTTTATTTTTAGTCGCAGCAAGCTCTGTTGCTAACTTAACCGCCTCTTTCTGCGATGTTTCAAGCTTTCTAATCAGCTTTTTGTCCGCTCTCTTGTCTGCTTTAAACCTTGAAGTTTTCTGATTAATAATCTCAGTTGTGCAGTCAAATGCCATTTGCACAGCAGCAGTTTCCGGAGTTTCATAGAATGAGTTTTCGCCGTCAAAGTACGGATTTTTGTATTTAGGTTTCAACACATTATTAACAAGATTTTCAAGCCATAAGTAACCCATATCACCGTCAGCATTCTCATCCAGCAAATACGGATAATACTCTTCCACAAGGGCAATCACATCTTCAATGTAATACCCCCTGCCGCTTTCCTTGGTCTTTATAGCAACATTTGTTTTTCCAAACATTTTCTTCCTGTATTTTGCTACCGAACCGTAATCCTCTTCAATCTGCTGTATATCTCGTGGCCTTATGAACAAAGTCTTGTCATGAATTAAGTCAAGTACAAACTCTCTTTCCCCTTTCATAAGTTCAGTGTCATACTCGCCGCTAAGCAGAATACCTCCCTTGCAGTCATTTACAAGTTCTTCAAATAAATCTGTAAAATTCGCATCTTTCTTTCCTATGCTGTCAACAAAATTCTTAAGTTGACTTGCAAGCTCTTTCTTGTAATTAGGGTTATACTTGCCTTTTATACCGTATGTCTGCATTATACTTCCGGCAATTCTTAGGTATTCTTTCTCATCAAGTTTTACATTCTTTCCCTGTGCAAGTCCGCTCTTAGCAGTTTGTGCCGCACTTTTATATATTTTCGCTACTGCTATTACAGGATTTTTTTCAACTACTTTTTCGTAGTCAATTCCCTGCGGTGTGCTTTCATCATCAAGCCAATCATTCAGGGTATCGTCTGTTGCGTACTTTATGTCGGAGGTATCTTCATCTAACTGTACTGCGGATACTTCTCCTTTAGCATTTTCATCACTTGTTCCTCTGATGTTGCTTTCTTTATTATATCCGTAACGGCTAAAATCGCCTGGTAGCGTTGCTCTCTCCCCTGAATCCCTTCGCCCCTTTTTATATCTATAATCAAACGAATTATAGAATCTGGCATCTTCTTTTCCTTGCACAAATTCAACAGTTCTGAAGATTTCTTCAAGCATTCCAACATTGTTACATTTTCTGCATTTGATTTCATCAAACACATCTCCTTTTATATATTCTGCATATGTTTCATTTTCAGCATTAATAAGAAGCACACTGTAAATTTCAGGATCATTATATGTTCCTCCAATCGACACAATTTTGTTGTTTACCTCAACAATTCTTGTACCGTCAGCAAGCATATTATCTGTCTTACCGTTTAAGCGTTTGTCTAATTCACTGAATTTTTCATTGAGAAGCTTCATGTCTTCCCTGTTAAACAATCCATATGCCCATCCACGCTTATTATACACCTTGATTTCTTTATCATCAAGAGTTTCAAGGTTATCATACTTTTCACTCTGAATCGTATCATCTGTTGCATACTTTATGTCGGAGGTATCTTCATCTAACTGTACTGCGGATACTTCTCCTTTAGCATTTGCATCACTTGTTCCTCTGATGTTGCTTTCTTTATTATATCCGTAACGGCTAAAATCGCCTGTGGATATAGCTCTCGCTCCTTTTTCAGTTCTTCCCCTAATATAAGAGTAATCTGTGCTTGAATAGAATCTGACATTTTCTTTTCCCTTATAATTTTCGATAAGTTTGCCGAGTTCTTCAAAACTATAACGGTTTCTTCCATTTCCTGTTTGTCCATATTTTATATCATCCTTTATTCTTTCTGCTTCATATTCATGATAAGCATTAATTTCAAATACACTGTAAATTTCAGGATCATTATATGTTCCGCCAATCGACACAATTTTGTTGTTTATTTCAACAACTCTTGTACCGTCAGCAAGCATATTATCTGTCTTACCGTTTAAGCGTTTGTCTAATTCACTGAATTTTTCATTGAGAAGCTTCATGTCTTCCCTGTTAAACAATCCATATGCCCATCCACGCTTATTATACACCTTGATTTCTTTATCATCAAGAGTTTCAAGGTTATCATATTTAGTAAAATCTTTATCTGTCAAATACCCTGCATCACCGCTATTAGCAAATACAACATCTTTCCTGTCAATGTCCGGACGGATGTTTTTTCTTTGCTCTGCATTGTAATCTCTTCTGGCAGAAACATCTCTTGCTTCTCTTTCTCCGGCAGTGTTATAATACATTGCCATTGCTTCTTCATCGCTGTATCCGAGATTTTCCCAATATTCCAAACTGCTGCCGTTTGCAAAATCTTCTATTCTTTGTATTGCGTGCTGAATTTCATGAATTATTATCTCTTTCTGTTCACCAATCGGGCACATCGGATTTAACCTTATCACATTACCTTTTGAACTGTATAATCCACGATTAAGTGAAGAAATCTCATAATAAACATTTACATCCTTTAATTGCGGATACGCCTTAAAAAGTTTCGGATGATTTATTACATCACTCAATTTCTGCCATTTTCTCAGTTGAACCATTTTTTCATCAAGGCTGTAATATTCATTTTCCTCTGCTTCCGTAGCCGTATCATTTACAATTTTCCATTCAATTTCGGCGCTTTTTGCTTTCATTTTTGCAAGTTCAATTGCGGCAGCTCTGTTCTTTTCGATATCTGTTTTAAACTCTAATTCGCTGTTATCTATCTCAAATCGCCACTTGCCGTCATATCCCTTAAACCAACCCGTTTCTTTACGGATTTTCTCGGAATCTGTACCGTCCTTTTCAAGCTCCATAGCTTTCTCAAGTGCACTCTTGTCCGCAGTTTCTGCTTTCAATCCTCCCATGCTGTATTTGATATCATTGCTACTTTCGTCATTTTTCGTATTGACATTATTTTCACTTTGAGATATACTGTTAGTGGCACCGAAAGGTATAAAGGCCGTTTTAGAACTCTTAGAAGTTCCAGCGGAGGTTCTTTCGGTGCCTTTTTCTATGTAAATATGATGCACCCAAAATTTATTATTCTGAGGAGATTTTCTCACTGTAATTTTTATATTAGCATTTTTACCATTAATTTTTGTTTCACATACAATATATGCATACTTAATTGAACTGTTATTTCTATGATAATTTTTTTCATCATCTAAAATTAATTTTCCATTTTCAATAAGTTCGGGAATTTTTCGAATTGAAGCTAATTTAGCTAATTTTAAATTCCTACTATAATTAAAATAATTTTTGTTATTAAAAGTTTCTTTAATTCCTTTTTTGTTTATAACAATAACCATTCCACTATCTTTATTAATTACAGTTTTACTTTTTCCACCTTCATCATCGAAAAAGTTTTCTGCATTGAGTGTAGATAATACTTGTTTTTGAACATGCACATAATCATTTATATTTTCAATCTCAAATTTTTTAATCACATCATCACTTATAGAATATTTAATATCAACACCCTTACCGGTGTTATTTTTTTGCTCGTTTGTAATTACTTCTTCGCTCTTCGCCTTAATGTTATCCGCTGCATTGCTGAACATCTCCGCAAGTTTGTCAAGTGCCTCAACATCCTTAACAAATGTTTTGGCCGCTTCGTTAGTGGTATGAGTGAGTATAAAATTCTTAATCTTGCCGGCAAGGTTTTTAATAGCATTTGCGAGCTTGTCCAAAATGCTTTCTTCGGCCTTTGCAACTTGCAGCGCCTTTTTCATTGCGCTATCATCGCCTGCTATTGCCATAATAGAATTACATACTATTTCTTCAAGACAATCTTCCCTTGTACTCACCTTGTCTTTATAAAGCGACTCAACCCTGTCAATCATCTTATTTACATCATTTCCTTTAGCAAAAAGATAATCAACCACAAAATTTCTGATTAGCGCATAATCTTTCGGACTTTCCTTGCGTATGGAATGCATACTCTCGTGCATTGCGACAGGCATAATATAGTTCCCGTTGAGCGTTGCACGAATATATATTTTTCCGTCCCTGCGGTCAATTCTGCCGTTTTCGTCCATATCGGCAGTGAGTATTATATCCTTACCCGTCATCTCACTTAGCTTTTCAAGCGCAAGCCTTGTGTCCTCGTCAAGGTTCACCACGCCCTCGGCACTCTCATCAACCATTACATTTGCTCTGACATCTCCGCTCCTGTCAATTCTGACGAGCTTGTCCTCATTGTTAAAGAACATATCCGAATCCATATTGCCTGCTTTAACTGCCTGTATTGCCCTCTGCGGACCTAACTCATCAATATATTTAGCATAATATTTATGATTAGCTACTCTTTTGTAGCTGCCTCCCATTTTACCTGCCTCGTAAAGTTCAGAATATGCGCTAATGTAATTGCTTACATTACCCTCCTCGCCTTTAAAATTAACATAATCGCCGTATTCCTGCACAAGCGTGCCTGCTCCGTTCGTGTCAAAATTCTTTGCTGCATTCATAAGAATATTATATTCAGGCAAGTTAAAAGTAAGGCTGTCGGTGTTATATACCCTGCCGTCACTTGCAATCACTCTCACCTTATTATCTGCTTCACCATAAGCTCTTGAACTGCTTTCCACACCTACTATTACTACCTTGTTTCCTTTTCTGTCAGTAGCGTTCAAGCCGTTTTTATGGTTACTTCCGAATTTGTACTTGCTATGTTCTTCAATCTTTTCTTTGCTTATAGTTTCGTTGCTCTCGGTATTAGCCGCTGCTTTTTTCTCTGTACCGGTATTCTCCCCTTTGTTTTCGTCTGTATTCTCGCTGACTGCACCGCTGATGTTCTCTGTTTCGAGCAGCTTAACAAGGTTTCCCACATCTACACTGTCAACCTTGTAATTCTCATTTTTGCTCATCTTCTTCTCAATCGACTTAGCAATATTCTCAGCTTTTTCGTTACTGCTGTTTTTTGCCTGTTCCAAAAGCACATTAATGTCAAACTCTTCGCTTGACATTACCTCTTGTCCCAATTCTTGAGCGCTCTTCTTAATAGCAATGTTTGAGTTGATTTTGCCTTGGGCATAACTTACAGCACTAACACCGCCACCGAGCACTCCACCGCTTACAGCACCGCCTGCTGCGTCAAGTGCAACCTGCTTAGCAAAGCTCTCTGCACACTTTAGGGTTGCCTCTTCTTCACTGTATCCCTCGTCTATGTAGCCCTGATACTCAAGCGCAATAGCCGACATATCACCGTTAATAATTGAATCCGTCAGAGTATTTGCAATAGTAGTCAGTGCCTCTTCACTTGCCTCCGTAAACATCTGCTTACCTGCATTCTTAAGTATGCTTGTAACGTTGTCTGGGGCAACACTCTTGAAAGCCTTTAGGTTTTCAATGCTGAATTTTTCGAAAAACACCTCTGCAATACCTGCCGCAACACCGGTCATAAGTGCATTAGAGGCTTTACCTGTATTTTCATATGCGTCTTTTGCCGCTGCTGTTCCTGCCTCTGTCGAAAGCAAAACCATTTGCAGACCTGTACCGACACCGGGTACAAGATTGAGCGGTAAAGTTGCAGCAAAGTCAGCAAGGCTCATACCTGTTTGATATAAAAATGACGCTACCTTGCCGGCAGTTTCATTCCCGATATCCGCACCTATTTTGTCAGATACCGTGCTTCTTACAGTATTAACCCTTGCCGCTGCGGTATCATATGTATTAATCCATTGATAATCTCCTGTTACTTCTTCTGCAATACCGGCACCAATATACTTAAAAGCGTCACCTACAGAGCCAACGGCATTATCAAGTACACTCCACGCACTCGAACCTACAGGATTGTTCATTGCGTCCTGTTGAATTTTCTGCAAGTTTTCAATAGATGCCTGCTCCTGCATAGCTCTGTCATAATAAGTGTATAATGCTTTCGGATCATATCCCTCGTTTGCAAGATTGTTAAAGTTCTCAACAATTCTTTGTTCCTGCTCAGGAGTGTATTTATTTCCGCTTTTTAAATCAATTCTCACAGCCTCATCATTATCAGACTTTCTCTGTTCAGAATTTTTCTGATAAGCATAATACTGCTGTACAATACTCCTTACCCTTGCGTCACTTTCAAGAATATCCTTAGTCTTTTCTTCATACTCTTTTTTTCTTAATTTACTTTCGTATTTGCTTATTTCATTTAGTTTAGAAATAATACCGTCATCAATTTTCTATCGCTTTTTGATGCAGTAGTGCCATTACTCTCGTTTTCCTTATATATATTATATAAATAAGCATGTTCAGCTTTTGCTTTTTCGATCTCTTTCTTGTAATCCTCACTTGTTGCAAACTCATCCGCCTGACTTTCAAGCCATTGTCTTTCTTCTTCACTTACATAAGGCGCATGCTTCATATACCCCTCGTATGTCTTGGGAGTGTCCTTGTATTTCTCGGCATACACCTTTTCTTTCATTTTGCTTTCGGCAATTCTTTCGGAATCTTGAGCTTCATTCATTCGTTTTTCAATTTTAGCTCTTGAATCAAGAAAGCCCGCTTGCTTTTGTATTGCCAATGCGTCTATCGTCTTTTCTATATTTTTAACATCTAAATTTTTGTAATAATTATAATCCGCCTTTGCTCTATCAGCCTCTTTTTTATAGTCCTCGGCTGTTGCATACTGTTCGGCTTGCTTTTCAAGCCATTCCCTTTCGTCACTGCTTACATACTGAGCGTGATTCATATACCCCTCATATGTCTTAGGAGTGTCCTTGTACTTCTCAGCATAGTAAGCATTCTTTTTCTCAATATTCTCCTGTCCTTTGGCTTGGTCTTGTGCAAATCTATTTGTCATTGTGAGTATCTTCTCCGCACCCGGCAAAACTCCCGTTGCATTAAATTTCTGCTGAGCCGAGCTAATCACAGATATATCTGCACTTTGGCTGTGTTCTCCCCCCACCGAATCAAGGTGTGTGCTAAAAAAGTTCTTCCTCGTCTGCGCAGGACTTGTGTATCTTCCGGTTATAATGTCTTTAATTTTTTTATTAAGTCTTTCGTTTTCGGTTTGTTTTGCTTTCTCGTTATCAATCATAAAGGCCTCCTAAATTTCAAGTCCTAATTTTGCAGCTATATACGCCACATCATCAGAAGATATATATCCGTTGTCAAATCCCACTTCAAGCTGCTTTTTCGTGAATGCCTCATTTGCATACGATACATTTCCGTTTTTATCTTCTTTCTTCAAATAAGCATTAATAAAACTTTCGGCAATCGAATTATTGTACGATTCATTATCTGAAGTAACGCCAATCTTATTGTATAAGTAATTTCTTTCGTCGCTGTTGATTCTTCCTGCCTCAAGTGCTCCGTCAATGTACGCCTTTGAGTATGTCACATAGTTGTTAATGCCTTTCTCGTCATATTTGTCGCCGCCCTCTTTAAAGTCCGCTTTACTCACTCCCATAGCAGCAAATACCGCCTCGGCATTTCTTGTTTTCCCCTTGTTCTCATCAGCCTTTTGCATTTCACTCACCCTCGCAAGCCAGTTATTATATGCGTCCTGCGACTTGTTGTACTGTATTTTCCTGTCGTTTTCCTCCTCAGCTTGCGCTATCTGCGCTTTGCTGTCTGCACTCTGTGTGTTGTAAATGTATCTGCTGTTTTCAGCGTTTCTCTCGTCCTCAATTCTGTTCTGTTCAGCATTCAGCTTAGTTTCGTATATGCTATTGTTAAGCTCGTCAAGCTGTAAGTCACTCTGTCTGTCTGCAACATATCTGTTATATAAAGTATTAAGCTGATTTTTGTAGTCTTGTGTCAAATCTCTGTTTCTGCTGTACCCGGTACTGTCAAGCTGAGAATATATATTGCCCGCATTAGCAAGCCTGTTCTGTTCAGCGTTGTAGTCAAGCTGCGCCATCTGCTTGTAAGTCGGCACTGCGTCGCTCACATTCTCCATCTGCTTATTTGCAACCTCACCCGCCACTATATCCGCATAGCTCGGTTCGTACCCGTTCGCAAGCTGTGCGGCTGTTTGTCTGCTTAACTGTGCGCCCGTCTGCGTGTTGTCTTTGTACTGTTCAACATATTTTTGGTAGTCCTTGTCATTGCTCGTATTATAGTCAAATCCTCTGTTGCTAAGCCAGCTGTTAATAGCTGTATCAATCTTATCACCGTAAGAACCGCTGTATGCTCCGCTTCCCGTCGCCGCCCTTGCTGCATTGTCCTCGGCCACATCCAAATACTTCAAATCTTTTCCCATATGTTATTCTCCCAATCATTCTGCAATTTACTGTTCAAATAATTATAATAAGCGTCGTTCTGCCTTTTTGAACTGTCAATACTCGCCTGCGTATCAGCAGAAACATTATTGTGCTCATACTGCTGCTCTGCAAGGTTTCGTATATTACTCAAATTGCTTGCCGCTGCCGACATCTGAGCCTGCCACTTTGCAAGCTCATTTTGGAAGTTACTCATATCAAGGCCCTTGCTTGTGCTGTACTTATTTTCGTAATAGGTCATAAAATCGTAGTCATCCTGCACCTTATCCCTGTATCTTTGATACTGTGCATTATCAAAGCCTTGCAATGTACTTATCTTATTAAGAGTATCCTCCTGCTGACTGCTCCAATTCTGATATGCACTGTTCTTAAGACTTGGTATTTTGTTTTGCAGCTCGTCCATAAAGTTGTTGTATTCCTTCTGCCCTGCCGCCTGAGCATATGAGTTTGTGTAGCCGCCTGTGTTTGCAGAGTACGAACCTTGCACATTCTCCTGCTGTACTTTTCCCTCACGCTTGTATTTATCGTTATATTGCTGATACTCCGAACTGTCATTTGCATTAAATTTAAATTCGTTGTTCATATACTTATCTGCAAGGTCACTTAAAGTATCACTGTAACTGCTCTTATATCCGCTGTCTATTCTGTTTTTGTACGAATTAGCATAATTATCTGCTTGCGCTCTTGCCTGCTTTGTAGGCGTGCTTTCCGCAAATGTGGGCGCATTGTTTGCAACATTGTTGTATGCTCTTGTAGCGTCATTCACGCTGTTTGCGTCATAAATGTTATATGCCACTCTCATCGTCCCCTTTCGTGCTTATATTCTTCAAAAAGTCCTCGCTCATATTATCCGTATCAAGACTGTACAGCACTCCCGTAAGCGCCTCGTAAAGGTCTGCAATGTAATTTCTCAGCACACCCGGATCATTGCTCGCAGGCGGAGGGTCAATTCTAAGTACTGCCATTATCTCACCGCACTTCCTTTCTGATATGTAATGTTAATGCCATATATCTCACAATACCCCACACCTTCGATTTTAAGTCTTAAAAATTCAGCTCTCCTAAGCGGCACAGGTATCACCCTCGGCTTTTTCTCATCGTAATATATCCTATACAGCTCGCGCCATTCGCCGCTTTCGCTAAACCTCGCAAGCACTCTTACCTTCGTGTCCTTTTCAGGCTTAATCCCTATTGCAACCTTGCTTATAAACTTTGTGTCAAAGTCGCTGTCATACATATCTCCGGTTTCGCAGAACCACTCAAAACTGTTTTCTATTTCAAGTTTCTGCTTAGTCAAATATGTCTGCAAAAGTGTTACATCTCCTACGTCAACACTGTTGTCATCATTAACATCAGCTGTTTCAATCTGACTTTGCTTTAGTTCTTTCTCATCTGCTATATAATCTTTAAGTAACTGCAAATCATCAGCAGTTACCACACCGTCATCATCAATATCGCCGTATATTCTGCCTGTACCGTCTTCAAACTCTTTTCCGCATTTTTTTGTATCGTAATACATAATGTTATCAAGCAAGCTGTTTTCGCTCTCAACACACACAATATAGTTATTCTCATCATTCACATAGTACATCGTATCATTATATGTCGCTGTACTAAGCATTCTCGTATCGTCTTCCTTGTGCCATAAACCTTTCTGCACATCAAAGCAAAACATCTCGTTTCCGCCTTTAATGTTTTCAAGACTTACATAGTATTTGTTCTTGTGCTTTCCTGCCACAGCGTTTCTGTACTTTTCGTTTCCAAACGCACTTTCCGAAATCAACACAGCTGTACCGCCTGAGTATTGCGCAATTCCGTTTTTCGCTTTATACAGCAGATAATCTCCCATATTCACTACGCTTTGCCTGCTGCCTTTCTCAACTCCGCTAACCCTGTATGTTGTAAGAGTAAAATTAGATGGCTTTGTGCCATATATTTTCAGTGCGTAATTCTCCTTAAAGAAAATAACAGAACTGTTCATCTTTGCAATTCCTGTAAATTCACCCTCAACCCCCACAGTCAGCGCAAAGCTGTCCGTTGCTATGCCGTCACTGTACGCATACCAGTTTTCACAGTCACCGAGCTTGCAGGCATATATCTCATTACTCTTACTTGAACATCCCCACAGTCTGTTGTCTATTTCCATTATCATGCCGGTTTCCAAATCAGGCATAATTCTCTCAACATTAATTATTCCGCAGTATGGTACACTTGAATCAATACTTGCCTTAATCACAATATAATCGTTGGCCACATCATACAATTTAAAAAATTTGTTATTCAACGTATCAACATAGCTTGTACCAATGTCCCATTCTGTTTCGCCTACATTGTGCTCTATTCCCGAGATTTTCACAAAATCACCGACTTTAAGTCCTGCCCCGATTTTATCAGCACTTATTTTCAAGTAATAGCTTGCAATTTCTGTAAAATGTTTCAACTTGTTATTATAATACTGCGTATTTGTTTCTTCACTTGTGCACATCCATAATTTACTCGGCACACTTTTACATTCCTCAATCGTATCGCCTACTTCAATTTTGCTTATAAACTCTGCATAGTTTGCTCCGCCTTCTTTTCCTTTTTGCTCGCTGCTGTCCGCAAAATTAATGTAAGCCGCAATCGACATCACCTTTTTTCTTGGCTTAACGCTTGTGTTAAGCGCAATTTTGTCAATCGAACAATGAAATCCATCGTATTCGTCATTTTGTGTACCTTTACATTGCTTTTCCATGTTATGTACTTCAATGTTCGTGACTGCACCGGTATTCAAATTCACATATTTTTTATCAGGAAAAATCAATACATTGTTGCCGTATTGGACAAGTTGATGTTCTATTTTTGTATCATACTCATATCCCTTAATCTCAATAAGTCTGCCGTTGTTGCACAAATAGCCTCTGCTGTCAAGGTAAATAAGTCCGTCATTAGCGCATATCACATTACTTACAATCCTTGCACTTTCTCTCGCAGTAACTCTTGCCCTGTTCTTCCTCGGCGAAAGAACCGGAAAATTGTCACCGCTCATATTCTTCATATCCTTAAATTCCGTATACAAAGTAGTGCTTGATGCAGACACCCTCGAAAATCCTGTATTGCTTGTCCTGTTTAAGCCTTTAAATACAGTTATCTCACTTGTCGCTCTCCTCACATTGTTAAGCTCCGGCAACATTCCTTTCACCCCTTACATATAATATCTGTTATACCTTGTCTGCCTGTGCGTTCTGTACCAATAGCTTGTAAAGTCATTTAGCAGGTCTTTATACACTATACTGTCATTCACATATCTTTCGCTGTCCTCGTACTCAAGGTCAATCATACTTGCACAAAACGCCTCGTATATTCCGTCATAAGGCGCAGGCACAAGCAGCTCTTTTCCTCTGTCCGTCTGCAAATCATACTTTCCGTACTCTCTTGCAATCTCATTTCCGCCCTCTCTGTTTGCTGCAACATTCAAAATAATGTACATCTCAACCTTATTTATATCTGCAATAATCTGCTCATCACTCACCGCATAATCTCTCTTGAGCCTTTTCACATTGTCAATTACCTGTTCAATAGTCATCAATATCACCTCATATGCAAAACGGACGATAGCCACCGCCACCGTCCGTTTTACTATTATTAGAGATTTCCAAATGGAACTTGTTGTTAAATTCTTTCCTCGGCAATAGCGTCCTCTGCTTCCTTTGCTCTTTTGCTCTGAATGCCGAGTGCAATCGCCTGCTGCTCTTTAGCGTTGTCGATAATTTCCTTTGCCTTTTTCGGAATAGTCACCGTCTGACCCTTTGGAATAATCGACTGCACGCCGTTAATGTTAAGCTCAAGATTCTTGTTGCTCTTTAGTGAGCCCATGTCAATGTGCGCCTCAACAAGCTCCTCTGCCTCTTCGTTTGCCTTTTTCACAAGGTCTAAAAGTCTTTTTTCTTCAACCTTGTTTCTGTCCTCTGCCTCAAGTTTTTCAGCGTCCCTCTGTGTCTGCTTAGTAAGCAGAGCAATCGTTGCTTTCATTTCCTCCTGCTGAGCAAGAATACTGTCAAGCTGTGACTTGTCAATCTCAATCTTCTCACCCTCGGCAGTAACCTTTTCCGCTGCTTTAGTTGCCATCACTCTCACTCCTTACGCTGTAATTTTTGTTGTGCTGAGCTTGCTCGCACTCTCAATTCTCACCATGCAGGTCTGTGCAATAATGCCAATGCCATGTGTGCACTTCCAACCCTGCGTAGCTCGCTGGTCGAGCGGGTCAGTAGCACCGCCTGAGCCGAGCGGTTTAATAATTGTTTTCATACCCTCGCCCTCAATCTCAAGCACCTCGTACGCCTCTTTACCGAGCAAGAGTGTGCTGTAAACATCAATGCCCTCAGCGCCTGCTTTCTTGAACACACAAGACATATTCGACTTCACAAAACGAATGTTGCCAATCATACCGATTTCGCCTTTAAAAATTCTCTCAGTTGCCGAGTATTTTGTAACCTCGATAAAGTCTTTAGAACGCATAAGGTCATACTTTACATTCGGGTGAATAATCGCTACAAAACTGTCGCCAATCGGCTCGGCATTCTTCATTTCAAGGTAGTTTAATCCTCTGTAAAGCACATCAACCGTAAGGGTAGACAGCTTAGTAATACCGCTTCTTGTCTTTACCTCGGTTTCTGTGCCGTCAGCTGCAACCGCAGGTGCGTAAATAACCGATGTACCTGTGTTAAGTGCCGCTGCGTCAATCTCCTCGAGTGTTCTGCCGCTCTGACTTGCAAGCTCTTCTGCGTCATGCACAAGAATATCATCACGGCTTGCAAACTGTGCAAAATCGGTCACAGGAGTGTACGCACCGTACTGGTTTACCGGAATTTCAATGTAATAGAAATTCATCTGATTACCCGGAGGTGTAACACCCTCGGTAAGCGGTGTAGTTGCAGTCGGGTACGGTGTAAGACCTCTGATGTTTACAATACCGCCGTTATGTTTTGGGAATGTTTCCCTCTTGCCAAACTGAGCGTGCACCAGCTTTTCCTGATGGTTTTTCAGAAACACTCTGTTGTAAAACACCGCTTTTTCCGGTGTAAAATCATTGCCGCTTGTTTCCTCAGTGTTACCGTATGCGTTCACCACATAGCCGTTTGAGCGGTTCACACCACCTGCGTCTACCGTAACATCAAAGAGATTTAATTTAATTTCAATAAACTTTTTCATATCCGTTCCTTTCCCGAAACGGCGTCTTATCTTGGAATATGTGCCGTTCCGTTTTTAATGTTCTCTACGAGCGTATCAAATTCACTGTCGCTCATATCTTTTACACTCTTCGCCACAGCTCTTGAACTTCTCTGATTAACATTCTCGCTTATTCTGTTAGCATTAGCCTGCATATGCTTAGTAGCAGCACTCATGCCGGCTGTTCTTGGGTTAAGAATAAATCATATGTCACATTAAGTGCATCACAGATTTTGGCATACTCCTCAATGTCGATCTTTCTTTTACCGTTAAGAATAGTATTAAGTGTGACAGGCGACATATTAATTTTTGTAGCAAGGTAATTCTGCTTAATACCATTATCTTCAAGATATTTCGCTATTGCTTCTCTTACCATTTTCTCACCGCCTCTTACTAAAATTAAGAATTTCTTAACATTAGTTTTATTATAATTTAGTATTTCTTAATTTTCAATAGATTTTTTAAAAAAATATTTAGAAATTCTTAATTTTTCTATTTACAATCTTAATTTATTGTGTTACTATTAGGATAAGGAGGTAGAGAAATGTCTAATTTGCGTGGAATTTTACAAAAAAATTTAGCTGATATAATTAATAACAGTGAAATGTCAAAAAAAGAAATAGCAGAAAGACTTGGTGTGTCAGCTGCGTCTGTAACAAAATGGGTTAAAGGTGACAATTCTCCTGATATTGAACTAATTGCAAAAATCTGTAATTTATTTGATACCAATATTAATACTCTCCTTCAATTACCCAAAACGCAGACATTTACATTAACAGAACACGAAAAAGAAGTGATAACCGCATACAGGTCAAAGCCTGAAATGCAGCAGGCAGTTGACAGACTTCTCGGTGTGGAGGAAGAAATAATCACGCAAAGACAAAAACACGCCTAATTATAGGCGTGTCGGCAAAATTTTGTACATAAGCTTTAAGTAGCTTTTTTATTTTACAGCTTGCTGTGCATATTATTAACAATTTTGTTTATGTGGACCGTTCCTTTTATTATTGCGTATTGGTACGACATCATCAAAAACAAATAAACGCTAATTTATAAATAAAAGTCCAAGGAGGGAAAGTTATGCTAACTACCAAATGTAAAGCTTGTGGTAAAAATATTACCGGATATTCATACCAATATTGTGATGAATGTTACAAATCAAGAAAGAAAGCTGATCTTGTAAAAGGAATACTTTGGGTAGCAGGCTGGGCAGCAGCCGAAACAGCTTTTCGTAATACTGGCATACACATAGGATTCTTATCAGCAGGTATATTATCTGTTCTTACTGTTAGCCCCGGTATTTGTTTCCTTACAAGAAACAGAGGAAACTTTGTAAAAGAGTTAGAAGATATATCTTCGCAATTCAAGAACATATCGGATGTGCAAATTCTGTATAACAAATCATGTGAATATGTAATAATTAAAAAAGATTCAGAAGTTCTCATATACATAAATAAAAGTATAAAAGACGATGACTTTAACTCAGTACTTAATGACGCCGTTATAGCTTACTGTTTTGATTCCAATATGTCATTTTCAAAGCAATTTATCATAGCAGACTCTGATTCTGATTTCCGTCAGCACAACCTCAGTATGATATACAGCGGTGACAACTCCGTAAAACTCAAAACATCCCTCTCGGAATACTCACCAAATCAACCTCTGACTGTATTTATAAACAATTTAGAAATTGGAAGTATCCCCAATACAGATTTAAAATATTTTCAAAAGCCTAATTACAATCCACAAATTTCAAAGGTAAATATCAGCGTATCTACAAATACAGATAATATCAAAACCTACAAAGCAACCGTAACCGTTAATTTCACAGTTATTAAGAAACCTGCTGTAAGAGTCAATCAAAATGCTGTCTCACTTGTCGAATGTCCTAAATGCAAAACTTTAAATAGTTGCAGCAGCACCAACTGCACCTTTTTCAATACACCTCTGTTTATTGAAAATATAAATAAAACCGAGCAAAATGAACAGGGCTAATAGTTCTGTTCATTCGCTTTTAGAATACAAATAATCCTCGGGAGTTGATACAATGGCAAACGCAAAAAAATTAAAATCAGGCAACTGGCGAGTACTTGAATATGATTATACAGACGAAAACAATAAACGGCATTACAAGTCATTTACCGCCTCAACTAAAAAAGAGGCAGAATATATGGCAAAGGAATACAGTCATAACAAGCAAAGAGGCGCTAAAACATACAATGACCTCACCTTGCAGGAAGCATACCGCCGTTACATAGACAGCAAATCATCGGTTCTTGCCCCTTCAACAATAGACGGCTATGAAAAAAATTTGCGAAATGATTTTAAAATGCTAATGCCTATGAAGCTGAGTAATATAAATCAAGAGCATATTCAGCTTGCCGTCAACGAGATGTCAGCGACAAAATCTCCTAAATCAGTACGCAACTCCCACGGACTGTTGTCTGCGGTTCTGCGTGCATACAAGCCCCAGCTAATTCTTACTACTCGCCTACCGCAAAAAGTAGAGCCAACATACACAATTCCCACTACAGAAGAAATCAATACTCTGCTCGCCAACGCAAACGATTTCATAAGAGTGCCAATTCTGCTTGCAAGCTCCGGCAGTCTTCGCCGTTCCGAGGTGTGTGCCCTAACTCTCAACGATGTAAGCGACCTCGGAGTAACGGTAAATAAAGCAGCTGTCTATGACAAAAACAATAATGTCGTAATAAAGCCGCCAAAAACGAATGCAGGTAATCGCTTTGTTCCCTTGCCTCCTCACATCATAAAAGAGGTCAAAGAATGGAAATACTTTGGTTGCTCTCCGGCAAAACTATCTGACTCATTCAACAGACTTGTACAACAATGTAATGTGCCGCATATATCCTTTCACAAACTACGCCATTACTTTGCTTCCGAACTCCACGCCTGCGGTATCCCTGACAAGCACATAGCTCAAATTGGAGGTTGGAAATCTGTTGCAGTCCTGCAAAATATTTATCAGCACACTCTAAGAGATAAGCAGGAAGAAATGAATAAGAAAATCATAAACATTTTTCAGAATAATTTTACCGCTGATTCAAGCAATCTACAAAACCAAGCATAATTCTAAGTTAAGTATTTAAGGCAACAAGCTATCCAAAAGCCAAAAACTTAATCATTCAATAACAGTAATGCAACACGATTTACAACCACTTTTTTCTATAAATTCGTGTTGCATTTCGTGTTGCATTTATACTCAAAACACCTATTTTTACCGCTAATTTCTGTTTTTTACAATTAAATACACAAACTAAAAAATCCAGCAAACAAGCCATTCCCAAGGATTTTGGCTTATCTGCTGGATTTTTGTTTTGGTGGAGATGAGGGGAATCGAACCCCTGTCCGAAAAGTGTTTGCCAAGGCTTTCTACGAGCGTAGTTGTCGTTTTAAAATTCCCTTGCCGCAGCACCCGACAACGGGTTATACGGTTTGGTAGCCTCTAATGTGTGATGCTGCCCGAGGCACTGCCGCATTCACATTTACCACTAATCGACGCCCCTTGCATAGCCGTGGTGCTCTATGCAGGAACGAGCAGCTTACGCTGCTAATCTAACTGTATTTTTGTCAGTTATTTTAAAAGTTGCGGATTTTATAGTGGTTCTCCGCACCACTGCTCGCTTACCGAGGTTCACGCTCCCCGTCGAAGCCTTTACATCCCCGAATATTAACAGAAGTTATCTTCTTAAGACTAATATTATAGTATAATATTATAAATTTGTCAATCGTTTTTTCTAAAATAGCGCACCACAATATACAATCTTAAAAATTACTTCATATGTTATTAAAGCTGACATATCTTTGTGCAAGGGCAACATTTCTGTACTCAGGTTCGTAGCTTACCTCTCTTATCAATTTTACAAACGGTGGCAATTCATACGGCTGATCTTCGGAAAGCAATTCTATTTCAACTGTTGCTTTATCATTCCAAAACGGGTAAACATCAAGTTCAAAATATTCATCGTTATAAACTATGCAATATCTGTCTTTTGAGATAATTCCCGTAATACAGTCCTTTTTTGAAAGGTAATTGTTATATTCAAGTTCGCTTAAATATGTTTCCTTTTCTATTCTCTTTAAATCGTTGATTTTGATTTTTACGGTTTTTATATACACTGCATCTTTGCCATGCCCACGCTTGCGAATTCTAAACATTCCCTCTTCGGGTGTATTCAAATACGCTTGCGTTATCGGTACTTTTCTGCAAGTCGTCATATTTTCAAGGAAGTTTATATCGGGATATTCTATCAAAAACTTGCGTTCGATTTCAAGCGGCTCGGGTATGCCGATAAATCCCGTTACTTCTTTCAGCAAATTTTCAAGCTTTTTATTAAAATCTTTATCGTTTGCAATAACTCTTAAATGAGATGTGCCCGTCCATATCGACAATATTTTTTCATCAAGCGCTTTGGCAAGGTCTATATCTTCTTTTCTGATAGAATTCTTATTCTGCATATATACGCTCTCGTCATTGAGCGCAACACTTTTCAAATGAAATACCGCATCGTATGAATTTCTTAACAGGTCTTCATTTTTATTGCTGAGCGAAATGTATCTTTCAAATTCTTCGTCTGTAACATAAGCCTTGCTGTCGAGCAATCCCCTATCAAACAAAATAACTGTCCTCTCGCCCTCGTAGCCAGCTGCTCTTTCCTCAAGCATATTTTCTCCTGCCAACTGAGTTTCAAAAAGCTTTTTATGAAATTCATATGCGCCGAGCTTTTGCGGAGTTATACCTTTTTTCATTAACTTGCTTGCTACCTCTTGCAAAACAAACACCTTTATATTTAATTTTTCGAGTTCTCTTTTCAAAAAATCCATTGCTGTTGTTTTGCCTGCACAAGGGCCACCCGTTAAAACAATTTTAATTACTTCAGCCAT